CATCTTATTACTCCGGCTTAGTTGGCCAAATTATATCATCTATGGAAGTTGCGTCAGCATAGGTTTCTGGAATGTCTCGCAGTGCTTGCCTATAAGCTGACCATTTAGTCTTTTTTGCTTTAGATAATGGGCTGTCTGGGAATTGCGTCCAATCTGATAACGCCAAAAGATTGTCTCGCATATCGCGCAAAGGAGGTTGATATAAGTCCTCAGTATCTGGCGCAATTATACCCTCAACCAAAGACTCGCCGTCAGATAGGTTTAACGGCGCATCAGTTGTCAAGCACTGAAGATACCTCAAGACTTTGCCTGTCTCTGTATCTATAACGGAATAAAAATTAATCATTTCTTAGTCTCCAGCGTCCGAACATAGCCATCAAAAATAACAACAGTGCCGCCAGATGAACTGTATTTTCTTGCATAAACTTTAATGGTATTGGTGCCATTAACGGTCGTGATAGGAAAAGCCTCAACGCCTCCATACTGATAACTTCTTGACCTAATCAGCACATCGTTCAGATAATAGCTTAACTGCAAGTAAGGCGCGCCGCTACCTCCAGCAGCAAAGTTTCCTAATACTTCCGCAGGCGCTCCGCTTCCTGTAAAGGTCAAAGTCATAAACAAAGACGCGGTTGTACTGTTAAAAGTATATGAGCTGGCCAGTGCTGTCGATGTTGGAATTGTCACGGCCTGATCTGCAATCTTCAGAGTATCAACAGCAAGGTTAGCAATTTTAGCTTCAGTTACAGCAAGGTCTTTAATGTTGGCCGCTTCAATAACGGCATTACTAATCTGCGCCGTGTCAGTAATCACACCAGATGCAGCAATCAAGCCCGCTGTAATAGAGTTGGCGGCTATCTTATCTGTAGTGATAGCCTCTGCGAATATCTTGGCAGAAGTAATAGAGTTAGCTGCAATAGCGTCAGCACTAACCGCCCCGGCCTGAATCTTGCCGGCGGTAATAGCATTGGCGCTAATCTTATCTGAGGTTATCGCATTGGCCGAAATCTTAGCTGCGGTAATAGCATTGGCAGCAATCAGGTTAGCGGTAATCGCATCAGCAGCAATAGCCGCAGTGGTTATAGATCCGGCACTTATAGAGTCAGCCGTCACAGCACCAGTTGCTATCTTGTTTGAGGTTATGGAGTCGGCAGCTATCTTGATCGAAGTAATAGAGTTTGACGCTATCGAATCTGCGGTAACCGCGTTGGCCGCTATTTTAACTGCCGTTATTGAATCGGCAGCTATCTCTGTAGCGGTTACGGCGTTGGCTGCTATCTTTCCTGCGGTAATCGCGGAAGCACTTATTTCATCAGCAGTAATTGCTCCCGCTGCAATCTTAGCCGTAGTAATAGCGTCTGCGGCAATACTGTCAGCCACTACCGCACCAGCTTGAATCTTGGCGCTAGTAATGGCGTTAGCAGCAATGGTATCAGCAGTAATGGCACCAGCGGCTATCTTATCTGATGTTATGGCGGCAGCGTCTAGCTTTGCAGTGGTGACAGAGCCAGCGGATAATTCAGTTGCAGTAATGGCATCGGCGGCAATGTCGGCAGCGACAATAGTGTTTGCGGCTATCTTTCCAGAGGTGATCGCGTTGGCTGATATCTCGTCAGCAGTCACAGCTCCAGCGGCTATCTTGCCAGTTGTAATGGCTGCTGCGGCTATCTCGTCTGCAGTAATTGCTCCCGCTGCAATCTTATCTGTAGTGATGGAATCAGCAGCTATGCTATTGGCAACAACTGCGCCAGCGTTTATCTTTGCAGTGGTAATAGCGTTAGCCGAAATAGCATCGGCTGTAATAGCTCCGGCTGCAATGTTTCCCGCCGTAATCGTATTAGCCGCAATCTTAGCCGAGGTAATGGCGTTTGACGCTATCTTTGTTTCGGTAATAGCTCCGGCAGCGATAACCCCAGCAGTAATGGCATCAGTGGCTATCTTTGCAGTTGTAACGGCTCCAGAGGCTATCTTTAGCTCACTAACAGCGCCGTCTAATAACTTATCTGCGGTAATAGCATTAGCTGCAATCACATCACCCTGAACGGCATCAACTGCTATCTTTGCATTTGTAACGGCATCGTCAGCTAGTTTCAGGGACGTAATTGCGCCGGCCGTAATTGCATCGCTAGTGATTGCGCCAGCGGCGATAACATCGGCAGTAATAGCATCGGCAGCAATCTTGGCCGTAGTGACTGCATCGTTAGCTAGTTTAAGCTCGCTAATAGCGCCATCTAGTATCTTGGCAGCAGTAATGGCACCAGCCGCGATAACGTCACCCTGAATGGCATTGACCGCTATTTTGGCATTCGTCACAGCGGCACTGGCTAACTGAGTGCTGGCAATCGTTCCCTGAAGGTCAGTCGTTGCAATGGTCGCAATAAATGCAGTCCCATCATAGCGGTAGGTCTTGTTGTCAGTGGTTAAGAATACCTGGCGACCTTGAAAGTTACCCGTAGTAGGCAATGCCGTCACAATCTCAATAGGGCGCAAATCGTTAGGGAAGTTGGCAGAAGCTAAAGCCCCGCCGATATCAGCAGCAGGAATCTCCGAAGTCCACGCGCTCCCAGTGTAGCGGTAAATCTTACTGTCAGTGGTCAAGAATACCAGCTTCGGGCCAGTGTATCCGCTTGGGTTTGGCAATGCTGTAAGGATGCTAATTGGCTCTATGCCAGAAGCAAAAGAGGCCGCGTCTACTGTTCCAGACTCAATCGAGAAAATGTCATCAGTCCAAGCAGAGGTTGCCGAATCCCACCGGTAAAGCTTGTTTTCAGTTGTGTGATATTTGATCTGACCGTTAAAGTCGCCGCTTGCAGGTAGTGACGAAACAGGCTCGATGCCGTAAGCGCCAGACTCAGAAAACAAGTCATTAACCGCCTGACTGAATGAATCGGTGTCAACAAACAGAGTAGTGGCAGATGCAACAGAGGACTCAGCAGATATGTTGCCACTGTAATCAACAGACTTCAGCCAGTAATAACGGAGAACATTATAGCCAAGGCCGGTTCTTGTGAAGGAGTCACCGCCAGCAACAGAGGTTTTAGTCGATGTTGCAAAGTTGTTTACCGTGTTCTCCCAGACCTCGACATGGCTGTAATCTGGGTCAGTCGGTGGAACCCAACTAATCGTTACCTCTTTAAGGCCACCTGAAGCAGTTACAGAGTCAGGTATTGCAGGGGCATCTGTATCGCCTTGAGCAAGCCCAGACAAAGTAACAAAGTTACTCTTCACGCCTAATTCATTTACCGCTCTAATCCTGATGTTGTAATTGGCGCTAGGGGTCACTCCGACAATTATGTACTGGGGAGTTGTTACCGATGTTGAATTGTAGTCCGGCTCGTCAGTTTCCACAGCTTCATCAATGGAACCGTAATCAAGAAGAACAGATGCCGCGTCATCAATAAGGCCGTAGTTTTCTGAGGTGTCGTAGTTTGCCGCAATGCTTCCCAGATCAATAATCGCAGATCCGCGCTGATACTGAACCTCGTAGTGCGTAACGAAAATGTCTGCGCTAGCTGTCCAGTTCAATCTCAAAGATGGCAGCAGCGTTCCGTCAGACGCGACAACGGTCGTAGAGGTGACAGCAAGGCTTGTTGGTGGCTGGGTAGTTCTACCATTATAAAGGGCAACTTCACCACCTGCCAAGTAGTCCTGCTGGTCGGAAGATGTCCAGTCGTAGATAGCCGCCGCTGTCTCTATTGCCTGGACGTTAACAACTATCTCGCCGCTGCCGGACAAAGACAGATCGTAACCAGTGACCTGAAACACCTTGGCAGACCAGCCCATCTTAGCATTAGTCACCATGATGTTATCACCGGCCCTAAACTTTAGAGCTGATAGATTACATGGCACGCTTATTGCCGTTTGCTGTCTTGATCTCAATAAAGCAAGCTTGGCTATGCGCTGCGCTCTGACGTTGTTAGTCGTGAAAGGCAGGGCCAAATCAAGGTAGATAGGGTCGCCATCTTCAGTGCTGAATGTAGAGCTTAATTGGGCAGGGTAATCAGCAACAACGTAGTCTTCATCTTCACTTCTAAATACGCCTTTTACGCCATTATATAAAGACCGGCGTGATTGCTTTGTCTGCACTTCAATGCCACCAACCATAACTGACTCGTCAATTGTGACGGTAGGGGTAACGTAAGCTGCACCAGAGATAAAATACTCACCGCCGGAATAGCTCAGTGAGCCAGCCATTGCCGTTAGCATTCCCTCGATGTTGTCTTTCTTGGAATTGGCGGTATCAATAAGGCCATCTAACGTATAGCGAGGTTGCGTGCCACCAGCGGCTAAAGTAATGGCTTGGTCGCACAAAG